GAGGCGATCGAGGACAAAAATAGTTTTCATCTGTTAGACGCTGAACGCTACATCGTCGGCTGGCTCCGGGAGCCTCTCCCGGCCAGCCGGTTCTAGACCTGAAGGAGGCCCGTATGGCCTACGCGCTGTTTGACGGCCACAGCCTCAAAAGCATAACCCTGCGCGACACGGCGGCGTGGCAGCAGATTTTCGGCGTCGGCGTCGATGGCCCAACCGCCAGTGTCCTGACCCTGTACCGCGAGGTGCCGTGGCTGTACCGGGCCGTCACCCTGCGGGCCGGGGCGGTGGCGTCCCTGCCCTACACGTTCACGGTGGGCGAAGACGAGCTGGGGCCGGAGCAGGTGATCGGGACGCTGCGCCTGCCCCTGGACATCAACCTGCCCGCACTGCTCCAGCAATTCGAGACGTGGCTGGCCTTGTTTGGACAGGCGTACGCCAGCAAAGAGATCAACAGCCTGCGGCGGGCGACCACGCTCAGTCCCATCTTGCCGACCACGATCGAACCCGTGTTCGGCGCGGACGGCCTGGCCGGATTCAAGCGCCAAGTCAACGGCCGTGACGAGGCGAAGGCCGTCGAGGAGCTGTTCTACGTCTGGTATCCGGCCGCCGGGGAAGAGCAGGGGCCGGGCGACGCGCCGGCCCGGATCGCCGGCGGCGCGGCGGCGGCGCTGCTGAACAAAGAGAAAACCGCCCGCGCGTTCTTCAAGCGCGGCGGTATCAAGCCGACGCTGATCAGCATCCCGGAGCGGACGGGCGACTTCGACCGTGACCGGCTCCAGAACTGGCTCGACCGGACGATCGACGGCCTGAGCAACGTCTTCAAGGCCAAGTTGTGGCGCGGCGATCTCAAGGCCACGGAGATCGGGCCTGACCCGGAGAAGATGGCTCTGCGCGAGCTGACCGACATCGGCCGCGAGGACATCGGCGCGGCGATGGGCGTGCCGCCCAGCATGCTGGCGGCCAACGCGGCGAACTTTGCGTGTCTACCTGGTGATCAGAGAGTCTTTACACCCTATGGATCGATTCCAATCGCTGACTTGAATGAGGGGGATTCGATCTGGCAATACGACATGAAAACTGGGATCGTCCAGAATACCGTGGCGGCCATTGTCAATCAAGGCAGTGCGCCGGTCTACGAAATTCGCACACCTCACAGAGCGCTGAGGGCCAGCGAAAATCATCTATTCTTGACTATCGCGGTGGAACCCGGAACGGGGAATGGCCTTGGAAACACCCGGAGACAGTCCTGGCAGTATACATGGAAGCGCGCCGATGAAATCGAACCTGGAGACATTTTGGTTAGCGTCGAGGAGACACCTGACCTTGGTGTCACTGAGTATGATGGCCTCCAGATCACAGATGAGCTGATGGAGGTTTGTGGTCTGTATCTTGGTGATGGTGACATCACGCAGGGGCGTACCGTTCGGTTTGCTATTCCAGAGAGTGAAGCGCAGGACATCTATGCCGAAAAATGCGAGAGGGTCTTTTCCAGGGCGTATACCGGGTATGGAGAGCTTAAAGCCAAGCGCAACCACCATATCTTCATTATCCACAGCGCCGAGGCTGTCCGGCTTCTTCACCGATTGGGCTTTACTGGAAACGCACTAACCAAGCGCGTGCCCGCCTGGGTGTTCACACTCTCGAAAAGTCTTCGGCTGGCTTTTTTGCGGGGGTACCTGGACTCTGATGGGACGGTGAACAAGAACCGTGGCGCGATCTGTTACGCTGCTGCGAATGAAGCATTGATCAATGACATTCGCACCCTGTGTCTGTCGTGCGGAATACCAGTGTCCAACCTGGGGCATCACTACAGTGCAGACGGAAACTACGGACCCGTATCCCTACACCGCTTCACGTGCGGGTATTCCAAATACAATCGTCTGATTGGAGCTAACAATCCCGAAAAACAAGCCAGGCTCCAGGTAGACACCGAAAGCCCCTACGACGGCCGGTTTGTACCTGGAAAGACATTCAGGATCACCTCGCTAACCCTTCCTCAAGGGATGGGCGTTGAGAGAGTTAGTGAGGTGGAATTCGTTGGCGAGGAAGATGTTTACGATCTCTCTACCTCCGGGACGCATACGTTTATCGCTGAGGGATTGGTCGTGCATAACACCAGCCAGCAGGACGTGCGCACCTTCCACGACTGGACGGTGATCCCGGAGGCGATGCTGATCTGCAACGCGCTCAACGAACAGGTATTCGCGCCCTACGGTCTGAGCCTGTGCCCCCGGCCCGACCTGATGGAGATGTACCAGGATGACAAGAGCGCCGAGGCGGATAAGCTGATCGCCCTCTTCGAGGCGGGCGGGCTGACCATCAATGAGCTGCGCGGGATGCTCGACCTGGGTGAGCTGACGGGCCAGCAGATGACCGACAACCTGGCGCTGCTCCGGCTGCTGTTCGCGGCGAAGAACCCGGCTCAGGCGGCGGCGCAGTTGCCCGCCGAAGCGCCGGTCGTCATCGACTCGACGGCCACGGTCAGCGCCAAGGCGACTAGCCTGGAAGACGACCTGGGCAAGTGGCAGCAGAAGGCCCTGCGACGCTGGAATGAGGGCAAGCCAGAGAAGGCGCTCGACTTCGTGAGCGAGGCCATCCCCGGCACGCTGGCCGCCGCAATCCGGGGCGGCCTGGAAGCGGCGCAGAGTGAGGCGGACGTGAAGGCGGCGTTTATCTGGGGAGCGTATCCATGACCCCGTACCCGATCTATCACGTCGATCTGTTTGGCGCGCTGGCGCTGCTGGCCGAGTACCTGGGCACGGACGCGCAGACCTTGCGCGCTCTGGCCGCCGCCGATCCGTTCCCGCACCTGGGCTGGGACGGCGGGCAGGGGGAAGCCCCGATCGGCAGTGTGTGGTCAGAGGAAGGCGTGATCCTGTACGCGCTGGCCCGCTGGCTGCGACCCTGGACGGCGATCGAGATCGGCACGAGCGCCGGGGCCAGCACGACGCACCTAGCGGCGGCGCTGGCCGCCAACGCGAACGGGGCAGCCTTTACGAGTGTGGATGACCATTCCATCCTCAGCCCTGGCTACGAGTGCGGGCAACTGCTGCCCACTCCGCTGCGCGGCGGCGTGCGGTTGATGTGTGGGGACGGGGTGAGCTACATCCGCCAGCAGGCGCGGGTCGATTTCATCCTGGAAGACATGACGCACGGCGCGGACACGGTCGAGGCGATCTGGACGCACGCGGTCGACATCCTGACACCCGGCGGGATCATCGTGAGCCATGACGCCGCGCACCCGCTGTTTGAGGCGGGTATCCACGCCGGGATCGCGGCGGTCTTGCGGGGCCGCCACCTGCCCGCGCCGCTGGTCCTGCTCATTCGGCCCGGCGATACCGGGCTGGCGATCTGGCGCAAGCCAGGGGAGCGCACCGCCTGATGCCCGACCTGACCGGCCGTGACGACTTCGAGGCCCGGATCGCCAAGCTCCTGGGTAAGGCGGGCGCGGAAACACGCCGCGAGCTGCTGGCCCTGCTGGGCGACCCACCCCAGGCCGAGGCCCTGACCCCGGAGGTCTGGGCGGCAATCGAGAAGCGTTACACCGGGGCGCTGCTGCCGGAGCTTCAGGGCGTCTACATGGCGGCCCTCGAAGAGACGGCGGCCCAGGTCGGGGTGGGGTTCGCGTGGGATATCGCCAACGAACGGGCGATAAGCTGGGCCAGGCAGTACAGCTACGAGCTGGTCAGGGGCATCAATGGCACGAGCCAGCAATGGCTGACCAGCGCCATCACGGACTTTTACAACGCGAACCTGAGCTATGACGAGCTGATCAAGCGGGTGGCGACAGTCTTTGGCCCGGCACGCGCAGAATCCATCGCCGTCACGGAGGTCACGCGGGCGGCCAGCGCGGGGGCAATGGAGTTCCAGCGGGAACTGAATGAGATGGGCATGACGACGGTTGAAGTGTGGCAGACGGCCAGGGACGATGTGACCTGCCCGATCTGTGCACCGCTTCAGAGCAAAAAGCGGGGCGATGGATGGGATAGTCCGCCGCCAGCCCACCCACGTTGCCGGTGTTTTGTCACCATTGAACCGGTCAAGGCGGACTAATGGACTTTCATATCAAGGTCGAATCAAAGCAGGTCGAAGGGCTGATCGACCGGGGCATGAAAATGCAGGGCCTCCGCGCCGGACTGGCCGCCGCCGGGGCGCATGTGCTGTCCAAACTGGCGACCTACCCGCCCGCGCCGCCGCAGAGCACCTACCGCCGGACGGGCACGCTGGGCCGCCGGTGGGTCATGCGTGGGACGCGCAACGGCTTCAGCGTCGAGATCGGGAACAACACGCCCTACGCCCCCAGGGTGCAGGGCGACGGACAACTTGACCGCTTCCGGGAGATTGGCTGGAAGACGCCGGAGAGCGTACTGCAAGCCGAGGGTGGGGCGATCCTGAACATCATCTCGGCGCATGTCAAACGAGACCTATAGGAGGACCAATGACCGAGCAGACTATTTCACCAGAGATGGAAGCGCAGGCGGCCGAGGCCGTCCTGACGACATCCGATGACCGGCTGGTCTTCCAGGGCAGCGCGGTCAAGGCGCTGGGCGACGGCAAGGTGGGCGGCTATCTGGTCCTCTTTGGCGATCCAGACAGCGCCGATCTCGACGGCGAATTCTTCACCGCCGAAACCGACTTCGACATCCCGACCGGTGGCACGAAATCGACCAGCATCTACTACCATCACGGCCTCGATCCGGTGCTCAAGAAACGCAAGCTGGGCAGCGGGGAGATCGGGACCGACGATACCGGCGTGTGGCTGCGTGGGCAACTGAACATGCGGGATGCCTACGAGCAGGCCGTCTACAAGCTGGTCGAGCTGGGCAAGATGGGCTGGTCGAGTGGCACAATGCCCCATCTCATCGAACGCGAGCCGGTTGGCAAGGCGACGCACATCAAGTCATGGCCGCTGGGCGGGGACGCCAGCCTGACCGTGACGCCTGCCGACCCGCGCCAGCACGCGATCCCGCTGAAAGCAGCAGATGTCGTTCCCCTCAAATCGTTAGTCGCGGTGAAAGTCGGGCCAGAGCCAGGGGCCGCGCCAGAGGCGTCCACGACGGACGCGGCGCAGGCGGCCGAAGCCATGACCGGAGCCGAACTCAATGCCGCAGTCAAAGCGGCTGTACACGCGGCGCTGGACGAACGTCCAGAGCCTACCCAAACGGAGAACAAGATCATGCCTGAGGAAATCACCCAGGTCACCCCGGCCCAGGCGGAGCCGGTCAATCCCGTCCCGGCGGCAACCGTCAAGAGCACCGACGGCTCGGCTGCCGAACTGGAGGCCGTCAAGGCGCAGCTCGCCCAGTTGACGAGCACGCTGGCGGCCCTCACCGCCCCCGTCGAGAAGACCAAGCTCAACGTCCCGGCCATCAAGCGGGTCACGGAACTGGGCTTCGCCGACGATCACGTCAAGGGCTTCATCCACTACGTGCGCACGGGCGACCGTGGCGCTGTGGACGCCGCCCTGAAGGCGAACGTCAACCCGCTGGAATCCGCCACGGACGCTCAGGGCGCGGTCCTCGTGCCCGATGACTTCTTCCCGCAGATCGTCGCCAAGCGCGACGAGGCCAGCATCATGCGCCGCGCGGGCGCACAGGTCATCACCACGTCTCTGGACGTGGTCAACGTCCCGGCCGAGAACGGATCGGCGACCTACTTCGATCTGACCGCCCAGGAAGAGGGCGTCGACGAAGACGAGCCGACCTTCGCCAACGTCCCGATCACGGTGTACACGTACACCAAGCTGATGAAAATCAGCAACCAGCTCCTGTCCGACGAGAAGGCCAACCTGATCCCCTTCCTGACCGGAAGCGCGGCGCGGGCCTGGGCCATGACCGAAAACAAGGCGTTCCTGACGGGCGCGGGCACAACCCTGCCCCAGGGCGTGTTTGTGGGCGGAACCAAGGGCCTGGACCTGGACGCGGCGGCTGCGATCGGCGCGGCAGAAATCCCGGAACTGGTCGGCAAGCTGGACGGGCCGTACCGCGACCGCGCGATCTGGATCATGAACCGCACCACGGATGCCTACCTGCGCGCCCTCTCGGGCAATCAGCGCTGGTTCGAGCAGACGCCCAGCGGCGAAGCGGGTATTCGCGGGAACGGCGGCACGCTGGAAGGCTATCCGGTCTTCCTGAGCAACGAGGCGGCGGCCATCGGGGCCAGCGCCAAGAGTCTGCTGTTCGGTAACGTTGAGGCCGGGTACGCGATTGCCGAACACGGCAACATGGCGCTGATCCGCCTCAACGAGCTGTACGCGGGCAACCTCCAGACCGGCCTGCTGTGGGTCATCCGGGTCGGCGGGGCGGTTGTGAACGCCGAAGCACTCCAGTACGCGGCGCATCCGAGCGCCTAACCGCGCTCAAGTGAGGCAACGATGAGGATATTGGTCTTCACCCCCACCTACCGCCTGGAGCCGGAAACGGTCCGGGCGCTGTGGCAGCTCGAATGGGACGGCGCGCTCGACTTCCTATGGACGCGCGACAACCCGTACCCCGGCGACGACGGGGGGAGGGCCAATATCCTCCATAACTACCAGAAGGGCCGGACGGCCTTCCTGGCCGGACCGTACGACGCCCTGCTCGTGATCGAGAGTGACATCATCACGCCGGCGGACACGCTCCAGAAACTGGCCGCGCTGAACGTCGACGTGGCCTACGGTGTGTATCTGTTCCGGGGCAGCCGTCCTTACCAGACCAACGTCTGCCGGTTCGTGAATGGGCCGTACCCGGACAGCCCGCTGACGCTGTACCCAGACGACCTCAAAAAGGTCTGGGGCAAAACGACGAAGGTCAGTGGGGCGGGGCTGGGCTGCGTGCTGATCCAGCGCCGCGTGCTGGAGGCCATCCCCTTCCGGGGCGGCGCTCGGGACGAACCGCACTGCGATCACTTTTTCACGCGGGATTGCTGGCAGGCCGGTTTCAGCATGGCGGCGGACATGACCGTCCTGTGCGGACACAAGCGCCCCGATGGGGTGATCCTGTGGCCTTCACTGGACGGCGGGATCGAGGAGGTATCAGGTGAGAGTTAGAGCGCTCCAGCCGTTCGTGGGCGTGTGGGGCAACCAGTCCTACGTGTTCAGCGAAGGCGACGAGAAGGACGTGCCGGATGGCCTGGGCGATCGGTCACGCGGAGCGGGACGCTGGCGGTGCGCGTGGAAACCCCGCGCGCGAAACCGACAGCCCCGGCGGCCGCGCCTGCCCTGGACAGCGAAGTGGACGCGCCGGAAGAATCGGCCGCGCCGTTGAAACGGAGCCGCAAGAACTGATGCGCGTCCTGGTCTATACCCCGCAGCTCCGGCTGCTCATCCCGGCCTGGCAGTCCGTCCAGGTGGCGTTCCGCCACTGGCAGATGGCTTGCCCCGGCGTGCGCTTTGAACACCTGTTCGCCTACGGCAATCCGGCGGACGCGCGCGACGGCAATGAGGCGGTCACGGCCAAATACCAGGAGGCCCAGACGGTATTCCTGGCCGGGGATTGGGACGTGTTTATCGCGCTCGAAGACGACATGATCATTCCCCGCGATACGTTCCCGCGCCTGCTGGCTGTGCTGGAAGGCGGGGCGGACATTGCCTACGGCCTGTATAGCTGGCGGCTGCACCCGCACAAGTGGAGCGCCTACCGGGCGGTCGAGGAATTGAGCGCGGTCAGCCTGTGGGAAGATCATGCGGCGGCGCGCGCGGCCTGGGGTAGCGTGATCGACGTGGCCGGGCTGGGCCTGGGCTGCACGGCGATCCGCCGCGGCGTCCTGGAGGTCATCTCATTTCAGAAGCGCGGCGTCGCCTGCGCGGACTGGTACCTGGCCGTGGACGCCCAGGCGCGCGGCTTCGTCCAACGCTGTGACCTGGGTCTGGTGTGCGGGCACATGATCCTCTCCCCTTCCGTGTACGTGCTGTGGCCGGACGTGGAAGCCGAGGGGTTGGTCCGAAAGGTGGAGGCATGATGCGTGTTCTGGCGGCGATTCCCCATACCCGGCGGATTGAACCGGCCTGGTCGAGCATCCAGGCGGCGACGGCGAGCGTGGACACGGTGTATCTGCGCGAAGGCGACCGGGAGGACGTGCCGTATTACGTCAACGTCGAGGTCAAGCTGCGGACGGCTAAGGCGCTGGTGCTGGCCGGGGATTATGACGCCGTCTGGTTCATCGACGACGACAACATCCTGCCAGAGGATGCGCTGCCCCGGTTGATGGCCGTCCTGGAAGGCGGCGCGGACGTGGCTTATGGTAGCAACACCTGGAGGAATCCACCTCATCATTGGAGCGCCACGTTCGACCGGACGGACAGCACCATCGACACCCTGGACATGCACCCAGAACTGGCAACTCGACAGTGGGGGAAAGTCGTTGACGTGTTCGGGATAGGTTTTTTTTGCAGCTTGGTTAGTCGGAAAGCCCTTCTGGCTACGCCACTGGAACGGCGCGGCCCGGTCGCTAACGACTGCTATGCGGCTTCAGATTGGGCCGCTGCCGGCCTCGTGAGTCGGTGCGATTTGGGGTTGGTGTGCGGACACATGCTGGATGAGCACCGAGTGGTGTGGCCAATCAAGCCAACCGAAGACGGAACGTACTACGTCATCCGAGAGGCGGGATCGGTATGATACAGGTGAGCGCTTCGTGGTATAATAGAACAAACGAGCAACGCCTCACGGATGGGCTAACATCCGCAAGGCGTCTAACCAATCCGAAGGGAATTCTTCGAATGGCTACTCAGAGCATACCACGTTCTGGCGTTTACCTCATCACCTGTGACCCCACTGGAAAATTCTATATAGGGGCTAGCGCGAACATTCGCAAACGTTGGAATTTGCACCGATCCCAACTGCGCCGCGGGTGTCATTTCAACCCATATCTACAAGAAGCGTGGGGCTTGTACGGACCATCAGCTTTCAAGTTCACAGTGCTTGAGACGGTACCCAGCCAGAAGCTCCTAGAGCGCGAACAGGTTTGGTTGGACCAACTCGATCCTGACGGTGATCGAAGCTTCAATTGCAGTCAGGATGTTTTCCGGCCCTGCCTAGGACGGACGAAGTCCCATGACGCTCGATCCAGGATAAGCGAGGCGCGAAGCCAAGCGTGGGTCGTGACGGATCCGAGCGGTTCTGAGTTCCGTATAAAGAATCTGTACCAATTCTGTCACGAACACGATTTGAACCCCAGCACGATGTGTGCCGTTGCCAATGGGAAGCGGAACCACCATCACGGCTGGAAATGCAAGTCGGTTGAAACGGAAGGGGTGGATTAGTGGCCTACACAACCACGGCCGCCGTCAAGCTGCTGCTGGGCATCCCGACCGCGTCCACGGGGGATGATGCCCTGCTGGCCGACCTGATCGCCCAGGCCCAGGACGCCATCGATCTGTACTGCCATCGCACCTTCGAGGCGGCGGGCGACACGACGAAATATGCCGACGCCGTCGCGGACGTGAGCGGGCGCACGCTGACTCTGCCGGAAGACCTGGCCCAGGTGGGAACCATCACCAACGGCGACGGGACGGAGATCACGAGCGGGCAGTACGTGACCGAACCGCGCAACGCCACGCCGTACTACGCGATCACGCTCAAGGCGTCGACCGGGATCGACTGGACGTACACCGACGATCCGGAGAACGCGATCGCCATCGAGGGGCGCTGGGCCTACAGCGTGACGGCCCCCAGCGCCATCGTCCGGGCCACCAACCGGCTGGCCGCATTCATGTACAACCAGCGCGGGCAGAGCACGGACATGGATCGCCCCGTGGTGTCACAGTCGGGGACGGTGCTCCTGCCCGCCGGGCTGCCGCGCGACGTGGCCGAGCTGATCGAACACCTGGTGAGGCGCTAATGGGCAGCCAGATTGCCAGCATCTACGACGCCCTGGGGGCGTGGACATTCTCGGTGACAATCGGCGGCGTGGCAGCGGCCGTGACCGCCCTGTGGGACGATACCCTGAGCAAGGACATCCCCGACGCGCTGCTGCCCGTGCGCGTCCTGACGCCGGTCGAGGATTCCCTGGAAGGCGACGGCCTGCAATTCGTGACGTTCGGCGCGTCGCCGGTGGGGCGGGTGGACTGGATCGTGCGCGACGTGCTGCTGGTCAAGCCGATCACCCAGGGACGCGGCCTGCCAGAGGTGGCCCCGGCCCTGGTGCAGTACGTGGCGGACTACGCGGCCAAGCTGCAAACGGCCCGGCGCATCCTGTCCACGCCGTCGAAGGCGACGATTGTCCGGGCGGACCCGCTGCCAGGGGTGATCGAATGGCCCATTGGCGGGGAGCGGTATTTCCAGGGCGTCGAATGGAAGCTGACCATTACGGAGGTGTTCTGATGGCGAAGCGCAAGACTCGGATGGTGTACTACGCCCGCAAGCTGCTGACGCTGCGCGCGGGCGGGCAGGATGTTGGGATGGCCCGGCCCGGCGAGCTGGTGGACGTGGTCGCGCTGGGTCTGAGCCGGGGCGAAATCCGGATGCTGGTGGAGGACGCGCGCGCCTTGAGCGCCGTGGAAATCAACGAAGACGAGGCCCCGGCGTTCGATCCGGGCCTGGATGATCCAGCCGGTGGGCTGGAGGAAGGTTCGTAACCATGAGCACCACGATCATGACCCCTTCGGTCATCAAGATCGACAAGACGGGCGGGACCCTGACGGACGTGTCGGGGCAGGTCAAGACCTGCCAGGTCACGATCAGCCTGGTCAGCGCCGAGTACCGGACGTTCAGCGGCCCGTGGGCGCGGCGCACGACCGGCAAACTACCGCGCGGCTGCATCGTCAACATCACGGCCGTCCGGACCGACACGGCCGACGAACTGGCCGATATCATCGATGACTGGATCACGGGCACATCGGTCGATCTGAAAACGATCGAGCTGTACGACCCGGACACCGCCACGGGCAGCCGCAAGCTGACCGGCGAGGTGGCGCTGGTCAACCCCGGCGACTGGATGAACAAGGACGCCAGCTCCGGGAACGATCAGACGTTCACGATCCAGCTCGCGTTCGACGGCGTGCCCACCGCCTCGGTGGTCGCTGGTTCGTAAGTGGTAGGGGGACAGAGTGCCCCCTACCAATACCCTCTCTGTCGCATCCTGGGGCGATTCCTGGGGCGATCTGGCGGGAACGGTTGTTCTGATACTTGTAGACTACGAACGGGCGTACTGCGGCCCGGAGAGGCATAGATGGACATTCTGAGCATGCTGGCCCCCAAGCCAACGACTATCGATCTGGCGCTGTCGCAGTGGGACGGGACGCAGTTCGTCGAAGTCCCCCAGGTGACGGTGACGGTCTGCCTGCCGACCTGGCTGGAGCGGCAGGAGATCGAGCCGTCGGTCGATAACCCGGTCGCGCCGCTGACCAAAATGGACGGCAACAAAAAGCTGCCCAACTACGATGACCCGGATTTCGTCCAGGCGTTCAATGGGGCGATCGCGGAGCGCCAGGTGCGCGTGGTGGCTTTCACGCTCATCAAGGGCGGCAACGACATCATGGGCGTGACCTGGGCGAGCCTGCGCCCCGGCGGCGGCCCCATCGACATGGCGGCGCTGGAGCGGGCCACGGACGCGCTGCGCGAGGCGGCGATGGGCGGCTTCATCCTGGCGATCGATGCCTACATCAAGGCGGCACTGGGCGTCCGGGCCAAAAACCAGGCCAAGCCCGGACTGGAGGCGGCGGCGCGCGCGGACTCCTTTCCACCCGCACAAGCAGGCGGTGATGCGGATTTGCTGGCGGATGGGACTGACCCCCGCGCAGTGGCGGAGCCTGACTGACGACGACCGGCTCGATCTGCTGGCCTGGGACGCGCACCGGCAGGCGCTCGTCGAGGGCCTGCACGAGGAGCTGGCCGCGCCGATCGACAAAGAGCCGGACAAGGACGCGCCGCGCAACGGGATGTCGTTTGAGATTCTGACGCTGCTCAAGCTGGCGGAATGGGGTATGTAGTCGATGGCTAACTACAAAG